CATAATTGCAGTATTTTTTGGATCAGCTGCAGAGACTTCATTTGGAGTGTTTGCATTCGTAACGACAGTACCATTAATTGCAAGATGAATTTTGATATTCTTATTTGCTCCTGAAACTGATTCAATTGTTGCTTGAACACTTACAGCAAATATCCCATCTTTAACACCGTCATAAGTAGCACGCCCTCCTGTTGTTGTTGTAAATTGACTGCTTCTTTCCAAAGTCCAAGTACCATTTATAAGCACGGGCGTATTGACAGCAGAAATCACGGTTGGAGTTGGAGTATTAAAACTTAATAAGGCATCAGGCCGGGTATCTGCAATATCACTATTTAATGAGAATTGCCATTGAGCATCGTCAGCCGTAATGCCCGCCAATGGGGTTCCTATGCCAATTTGCTGGATATTCTGAACTGTAGCCAGTGATCCAGTGTTTATATTTCCTGAGGACACAAGCCCTGATAGCATTGTTACGCCTGCTACAGGATGAACTGCTGAGTTTGCAAAAGAAAAAGCATCAAAAGTTGCCGAACCAAGATCAAACAAAGTTCCAGCAGAAATATTAAATATGCTATCAACACAAGAGAAGGAGCTATGGGCCCCAGTGAACAAGAACCCGCTGGCGGTTATCGCATTAGCGCTAACAACTCCAATTATGATATCAAGTAAGTCTTTCAGGGTGCCTAGTGTTTTCGCTGCCGAGATTATTATATCAGACATTGTGAAAATGCCTGTTCCAGAACCATCAATATTAAACAAAGCTCCATTGGCACAATTTAAATCTATTCGGGCAAATTTATTATTACCCCCAACCGCTGTAAACATATCACTGGTGCCGGTATAGGTCAGTTTGATGATTATGCCATCTGCCGCTGTAATGATATTGGTGTTCAAAACAAATCTATCGGTTCCAACATTAACATCATCCACGAATAAATAATGCGTATTTGCTGCCAGGGTGATTATTCCTGCTGCCGGGGTGGGGAGATCGGACTTTTGAGCAACCACCACTGTTTTTGTTGAAGCAGGTGCTGTGGTTGATGCTATTTGTATTTGGCCGGGCGTTGCAGAAATATTAATTCCTGTGCCTGCAATTAAGGACCGGAAGATGGCGGCAGATGCATCCGGATCATCAACAAGTGCGGTCCCAACCTCGTTAAATGTGAAATCCGTAGCAATTTCGAGGCTGTTCTGTGCGTCAACCTTTGCGGATATACCGAAACCGGCGGAGATATTCCGAATGCCCTTCACGGCCCCTTGGTCATCCAGAACGGGAACATCGCCGGCATCTCCGACCTGGATAATTGAACCAGTGACCCCTAGGGCTATGAGAAAGTTACCAACAGATATTTTGATATTATGTCCTGAGGAAACAAAATCAAAGAATGCATCAGCGGGGATTACCTGTTGAGCAGGAAAATTCGATTTCCTTACGCCCTGGCTTCGGACCCGAGCCCCTTTATTTGCATCTCCGACAGTATGGCTCATGTGCTTTCCTCTGTGCCTTCTTCAAGTCCAATTGCACCCGTAGTCTCGGCCAATATCTCAGCCTCAAGGTCGGGAAAAAATCTCCGTGTTGCCCCAAAACCGTTATGTTCGTTCCCTGATCCAACAGGGAGGGTTGAGGGGAAAGAGGAAGCGGTAACGATTACTCCCAAATCTCTCATAGCATCAAGACCCTCTTTGGCCATCTTGACAAGTCCAGGTGTGATTTCCCCATCATATTCGGGGGCAATATCGATCGCCACATTAGCAATCAATCCACGCAGGGCCCCGGTTGGGATGGTGATATTATCTGATAGATTGGTTACCTCGGTATAACCAAGTTTGATGCCTTTTGCATCCAGAGCAAGCATGTAATTGTTCATGCCAAAGATAGCGTCTGAAAACTCGTCAGGCTCGAAATCTGCTTCCGATGCCTGAACGAGTATCTTTTGCAATATTGCTTTGAGAACTTGCGCCGCGGTGGCCATTATTCAGCAGCCTTTTTGGCTTCTGCAATGGCTTCATTCAGCTTATCGGCACCGAGCATATGGTGGGGCTTTTTACCCACAACTTCCTGATATTCAGCACGGAGGGCTTCAAGTGCATCATTTTCGCCTTTGGCCTTTTTAACTTCAACTTCAGCCGCCTTTTTGGCTTCTTCAAGCTCATTCTTACGGATCCAGTCAAGACTTTGAGCCATTTCAATGGTGGCTGGTGAGCGGTTCAAATTGACTTCCGTGCCGCCTGGTTTAACCCAAACATCAAGGTCATTTTCTTCTTTGACCTTTTCGTATTTGTCTAAATTTGACATTTTATTTTGCTTTCTGATTGTGAATATAGGGGATAGGTCGAGAGGGGCCGTTAAGCCCCTCCCTCAGTCATTATACAGTGCCGAAGCCCTGCCCAGCAAAGAATGGGTTCATCACGCCATAAGCAGGCCGGAAGTCAAACCGGATAGTTTGCTTGTTGGCGTCACCATCAGAGTATTTGGAAATACGGAACTGCAAGCCATCTTTGGTGGTCGCAATCGTATCAGTGGCGAACAGCTTCTCCAGGTTAATGGATGCAATGCTGAAGGCATCTGGATGCCAGAACATATTTGGCTGTTTCACTGTGGATGCGGCACCCAAAAGGGTGACAACATCGCCTGAGATAGGCGCACTATCAACCGTGTTATAGGCACCAGGGCTTTCAAAGATAGCCGGGCCAGTCACAATGATTGTACCGGTGCCTGTGCCAGAAAGCGTTACATCTGCGGTAACGGTTCCGGTCCAGACAATCGGATTGCCTGAGGCATCAAGCACAAGCTCACGAGTTGATTGGTTCAACCGGTTGCGGCCTGTAATTTGTACCTGCTCACCGGCTTTAACAACAAGGTTTGCACCAAAGACATTAACGGCAAGTGCCTGGGTCATTGTATCCTTAGCACCTACATAGGTGACAATGGGATTGGCAGACAAGGCACCCACGCGATCAGCAGCACCATCAGAGGTATATGTTGCAAGGGTTGTGGCAGTTTTAACGCTGAACCCGGCAAAGTTTTCTTTGACAGTTGCATCTTTGTTGGCGTCAGAAAAACCAACATCGTTACCTAAAGACCGCTGTTCATTCGCAAGTTTGACCTGAGAAAACGGGTTTAGGAAATAGTTCCATTTTTTATTCATGGGAACACCAGTGGCTTGCATCAAAGCCCCGGCATTGGCGATTTCCTGCCAACTATCGACACCTTCACCGACTGTACCAGACAGTAATCCAGTATTTTTAACAGCGAACTTGGCGAAATCAGTTTCCAGAGCAACAACCATGCGCCGGGCTGCATCATCCCAAAAGCGATTGATATCAGTCCCCATTTTAAGGGTCTGATCTGCTTCTTTGAAATCGATGGGGATTGTGATGTAATCCTGGACGGTGGCGGTTGCCTTACCGGTGATGATATCACGCTTGGTGCCACTAATATCACCATCAGAGGTCCGGATGGTTTCATAATCAGTGGGTCGTTTGATATCGACGGTATCACCTGAATTGGGGTCGAATTCCCCTGAGAAAAGTTGAGTATCGACATTTTTTGAAAGCATTCGCTGGCTTTCGAAGGATGCGAGAACCTTCATCATTACCTTGCGGGTAAAGTTACTTGTAAAGTCATTGGCCATTTTAAATCACCTTATGAAAAAGTGACCCCTTCAAGCCTCGGATCTGTCTTTTCAGGCACACCCTTGCCATCATCCATATCAAGCGGATGCGGGGCCGTGGTTGTTTTTTTAATGCCTGCAAGTTTAGGTTTAATCTCATTCGCAATATAGACGGCGGCGGATATTGGATCCATTGATCTGATTTTATCTAGCACCATCATATTTTTTGCTAAGAAATTGACGATCAAAGGTCCTTGAGGGTCGGCGGCCAAATGATTTTGGAGGTCAACCCCAACACCAGCTTGGTGAATAACGTTTGCGTCACTCCCCATCTGGTTGGAATCAATTCCGAAAGTTTCAGCCGTTTTTGCATATCCAACAATTGCCTCTCGTTGTTTTTGATGAGCTGCCTGTGCTTGCTGTTGCGCTTGAATTTGCTGCTGGGAAACATCCCAAGCTGTCTGCTGATCAAACGCGGCACGTTGCTTAATTGCTTCGTCCCTCTGATCTTGTGCGGTTTTTAATCCATCCGGATTGCCGTAAAAGTCTTCAGGATCTGGCGTTTCAGGAATATCGGGAGCTTGTGCCTGAGGAATTTGCGCTTTTACTTCGGCCAATTGCCTTTGAAGATTATCACGCTCTCTTGCGATTTCGTGAGTTTTTGCAACCTTCTTGCCAACTGTCTTATCAAAAATCGCTTGCTGTTCAGGGGTAAAAGTAACCCGTTCTTCCTGTGAACCTTCTTCGGTTGGGGTGGCGTCAACACCTTCTTGATTTAGGTTCTGGTTTTCCGTGGCCTGGTCGGAAATTTGAAAACTTTCTGTGTTTTCTGTCGGCTCTTGCTGGCTATCATCCATGATTTAAAGTCCCTGTTAAGGTGAAATGCCGGACTTCCTGCCCGTAAGGTATAATTCACAGGTAACAAATAAATTAACAAAGATCAAGTTAATTAGCTGAGATGGGGCTAAGTCTTTTCCTGCGCGGCAAGAACTTCCCGTGTCTGCCCAATGAATGAAGCGACATTTCCCGGCCCCTGAATGGGGGATACTGCTATGGCATCAGCAAGGGTTTTCAGGGTGTTTGCCTGGGTGTTGAGGTTGTCAATTTGATCATTGAAAAACTGCTGCTGTTGAGCGCGTGAAGCCATGACCTGATCGAATTCTTGCTGTTGCGTATCTCGGTCCAGCCTGCCTAGCTTCTCGGCAAAATCAATCTCGCTCTGCTGCGCGTCAAGTTGAAGTTTCTGTGCGGCCAATTGGTTTTTCTGCATGTCAAAGACATTCTTATTTTGAGCTTTGATCTGCTCAACCTGAACCCGCTGACCTGCAATCTGTGCCTTAGCCATCTCCGCATCGGCCTTGGCCTGTTCAGCCTGAGCCAGCAGAATATTAGCGTCCGGCTGTTGCGGCTGTTGAGCCTTCTGTGCCTCGATTTGTTGTTCTTCCTCTGTCATTTGATCAGGGGGAATAACCCCGGCCTGCAACAACTGCTGCCTTGACCGCTCAGCGATTTTATCCATGCCCGGCGCGTCAATATTGGATAGGAAGATGTCACTGCCTATTTGCATCACCATAGGATCAACGGCGGCAACCCGTAGGATAGCCTCAACCGTTTCGTCCTGGCGGCTACTGAATGATGGTCCAGCCGTGCATGTGGCGATATATTTACCGATAGACATATCATTTAAAACAACCGGATCACCTGTTTGCTGGTCTATTGTTGCCTGATTAAGCACCTTTGCCTCATCAGATCCATCGATATTAAGAATTTGTTGCTGTCTCTCAGCATCATAGACCTTTGGAAAGGCTTCGTTTAGAATGGTATCTGTCCGGCATATCGCTACCTCCATATCTGATACATAACCCGCAGTCATATTATCGACCTTATCCTGAAGCCGCTGAATGGCTACCCCAGATTGTAAGCCGGGATTATCCCCCTGACCCGCCGAGAACATGCCTGATGTTGATTGCATCATAGACCGCATATTCTCAGTGATAACTCGTAGGCCAGGGTTGATCTTGGCCCCTCCTACCATGAATGGCGGCGGCACCCCATCAACATGAGTATAGGTTTGGATAGGATCAGTATTGGTGTTGAGCGTAGCAAGTGTGGCCGTGTTGCCCTCAGACTGCTGTTTAGTCATCCAAGCCTTATCACGGGGAGCAAGTGCGCCCTCTTCGATCTCTCTGGATTGAGAATAATTCAGCACCCTTTGCGAATCCTTCAATTTACGAACAACGCCACGGTAAAGAAATTTGTTATCAAGAACCTGATAATTTCCGTAGACCGGGACAAGGGGGATACTTGAGAAGACGGTCTCTTGCTCCTCTCCTATCCAGCCCTCGCCATCAAACTTCCGCATGAAGAAAGTGCTTACCTTGATATCTCGCCTGTCTTCGATGGTTTCACCGGCGTCTTTTAATTCGTCCTCAAGTTTTTTAAACTTTTCATCATTCAGAAATACACGGCCAAGATTGGTTTTAATCAATTCTTTGGTGGTCAATTTTCTGAAAAAGAAATGCCCGACAATCACGCTCTCAGTTTTGTTGCTGTGATTATTATGATTATTATGGTGAAGTCCTTGATCTACGCTTTTACCGGCCCTATCGGGGTTCTTCTCTCTGAATTGTTCCAATGGTATGGCAGATAACAGCCAACCATGATCAGAGTCGGACCTGTCCTGCTCTTGCGCCCCAACATCAAACCATACCCTTTGTAATGAGTTGTGGATGGGCTTGATAATTAAATCCAAGTCAAATGACATCTCTGTCAAGTGAGCCGTTTCGACCATCCAATGATCGGCCCCCGCTGTGAGCAAATTACGCGCGGCCATTCCATAAATATGCTTCGCCCGTGAAACATTTTCGATATTACGCACTAAGCCGGCACGGATCTCAGCCAGGTCTTTTGTTGCGCCAACGCCGGAAGGCTTGACGGAAATAGCAAAGTTTAATTTCTTAAGACGTCCTGAAATCTGGTCAATAATAGGTGATGTTTGATCAAACGTATATCGCGGCTTATCCGCAAACGAATTAAATACCGACTGTTCCCATTGGCCGTTCACTTCAGTGACAAATTCATGATCTTCTTGAGACAAGCCACGATTGTCCTTCTCAGCATCTTGAGCCTGTCCAAGCAATTTAATGACTAAATTATAATCCGAATAATCGGGCATCGGCTACCATCCTTTGAATTTTATATCTGGAATATTCGTCTTTTCCGGAGGAATGAACATCGTCATCATGACGCTATCACCCTCATTCGGTGAGGAAATTTTCAGGCCTTTCATTTCTTCTTTACTCATAATTTGCTCTAAACCCTGTGAGTTTGGCTTGCGCGGTATCCGGCATAATTGCGATCTGAGCGAAACGATATCATCAATTCCCTCAGAATTCAAACTGATCATATCTTCGGGGTCAATGTATTTGCCTTTGATCCGGCATTTGTAGGTGCTGTGGAACCGCCTAGCAAGCTCAACATAATACTGGGCTCGGTTGTTTTTGAAGGTGTCGGCATAAGTCTTTGGTTTGCTTATCTCATTGTCGCCTGATGTGGGGGTATATATGCTTGCTGCGTTGTCCTGAGCCTTGCCGGATAGGCTACCACGGAACATGTGATACTTGGTTGATGTCCCCTGGAAAGCGTCCGAAACCTGCCTCTTAAGCCCGGTCCCCATGCCGTCACCATCCCAGACAAACCAATCGGCATTGGCCTTGCGGGATAGGCCGGTTGCCCAATCGCACACTTCATCAATCTCACCGGATGTTTTTGACTGAATCTCCTTGATAATACTGCCATGCCGGACCGCAAAGCCCCCGGCGTCCCCCCCATCGTCAAACGGATCGTGAGCTGCGATAATGGCCCCATGTGGCTCAAAAGCGGCCTGTAATTTCGGGTCAAGGTGGGCGTCAATGGCGGCGTCAAACCACTCCGGCATGATGATTGAATTCTCAACCGTGTCATTGAACTTCCCTTCCCAAATGTGATCATACAGGGCCCGGGGCATCGTGTCATAATCGTATTGCCTGATTTGCTCCTGGGCCTCATTCCACCAAGGATTGTCCCGCCAGTTGACGACAACGATCATGTGCAGATCATCCTCGTAATATCCATCACGCTCAAGGTATTTGAGGAACGGGACAATAAACCGTTGGCTAAAGGGATCACCGCTTGAGTTAGGGTTGGCCACAAACCAGCATTCCCGACCTGGCTCTCTGAGGATTGTGGGGATAAGTTTTTCCAAGGTTTCTTTGGATGCGGTTTGGGCCTCGTCAAAGAATGCATATTTGTAACCGGTCATGGATTTGACGCTGTTGGGATCGCGATTGGCTCCCTTGTAGGTGGTCTTAGCTCCATTTGGTGCAATGATAGCGGAATTCTGAAGGAGCCAGCCATTGAGCTTAATACGCGCCTCAACGCTTTGCTTCATTTCATTGTGGATGCTATCTTCGATGGTGTTCTGATATTCCCGAAGGCAAAGAATGTTTTGGCCCTCGACATTCATTTTCAGGCCAGTCATGATGTCAGAAACCGCTATGGATTTTCCAGAACCCCGGCCTCCGATGATGACCTTGATCGGCTTATGTTTGGTAACAAGTTTCTTGAATTTGGAATTGATATTGAGGTTAATCGTCATCTTTTCGATCAAGTTCTGCAACATGCCGGACTGCGGAACCAGCCACGAAACTGGGAAGGCTATTCGATCCAATAATATTTTGAGGGTCGGAACAATCGGAAAGCCACCGCCCATCCCTGTCCCATGCAACGATATAAAAACCAACATTCTGCGCTGTTATGCTGAGAGTTTTTGCAGAATTGATCATCCTTTTGCGGCAAAGATGCCGCCGCCGCTGCTCCAGGGTGTTCTTATGGACTGATAGGGAGATTGGTTTAACCATGTCTTACCTCATTTGACGTGAACGGGCTTGGCCCCATCATCAAACATTTTCAGGATGGTGTCAATATAGCCGGGGATTGACCGTTCCCCGCTTTCCCATCGACGGATAAGCCGGCCAAGATCTTGGGCATCAGGGTTGATCCAAAAGCCTAGGCCCCGTTGCGTGAGACCTAGATTGTTGCGGATTGTTTTTAATTCTTGGGATGTCATGCGGCTTTGAGCAATTCAATAAACTTGTCAGCCATCCACTGATAATGCGATTTTCTGGCACCAGCACCAGCAGCAGCAGCAGCAGCAGCAGCAGCATGAGCAGCAGCAGCATGAGCAGCAGATTTTGCCTCTCTAAATTCCTCTACTGAGCCATCATTCATGTATAAATCAGCCACTCTTTGAATAGCTACTCGTTGCTCATCCGTTTTTGCATGTCGAATAACGCCATGGTCAGGATCGACCAGTATAGCAATTGCAAATTTAGGCCAAACGCCTGATAAATCTGTTGTGATTGGGACAGAATTGGTGAACCTAAAGGGCCATTTTTTTGCATCCTTAATTGAAAGCCCTTCAAATATTCGATCTTCTAAACGAGCGATTATCTGTGGGATGCCAAACAGTTTTTCATATTGGCTATGATCTTCTGGATCAACATCATAATCATGGAGGGTACAACCAACTGCGCAGCCTTTGCCGTTATTCCAATAAATACCCTGGATAAACGCGTCAGCCTTGGCGTGGGCATCAAGCTTAGATATTAAATCATTTTTTCGTTCTTGATTGAAAGTTAGCATGTTTTGAATTTCCTTTGTGTTGTAGGCCGTTGCCCCATTGATGAAACCTTTATAGGACCATTGGCCCGATCGGTCAACACCTATTTTTAATTATTTTTCACCGCATTCACGAAAGTCACCGTCATTTTGGTTTCAATCGGTGCATCATCCGGGCCAGAAACAACGGTTTTCCGGGGGACGTTATGACCTAACATATCAGAGATTTGCTTAATCGCGTTGTGGCTGTCGTAGAGTTCGATCTTCGGTTCTTTGGACCCATTAAGGGTGATCGACTTGATGCATTTCACGATGTCGCGGGGGACGGTTCTGAGGTCCTTGACCTTCCAAATGTGTTTGCCATCGACCTCAACAAAGTCGCAAACATCAGTGATCGAAACTTCAGCTGAAGCAGTCAGGATCTCAAGGCCTCGTTGCTTTGTCAAGACCGCCCCAGAAGCCGCTGAGGCCATCAAACTATCGTAAAAGGCCCTCACCCCAAGCTTAGTCAAGATTTCACTTGCGCTGCTGTCCTGGGCCTTTTCCGTTTTCGCTTTACCCCCGGCTGCAATGTAAGCCTCTCTCTGGCTCATCTTTCCGGTCACCAAATTAATCACGTATTTTTTCTGCAACGTGGTGAGTTGGTCGGAAAGTTTTTTCTGTTCTGAGGTGAGTTTTGTCATACCTGACTATATCACGAATTGGTTGGAATTTGCAAATCGAAGTATTTCAGGGCTGAATATTCCTTGAGGAATTCCTGATCAAGTTCCCTCCGGCATATGGCGTACTGTTGGGCGGCTTCCTGAAAATGAGGCCGAGGGATTTTCTGATCAACATGCTCCCAGGCTTCTCTCAACTTTTTTTCAAAGTCTTTTCGGATTTGATCGTAATCGGTCATTTTTCTTCCTCAATAATTCTGTGTGTGGTATTCAAATCTTTTCTGGGTTCCAGGGTTGGTTTCCTCAATCATCCGGGTAATGTAGGCCCGTCTTTCAAGTGCCTCCCGATCCAATCCATCCTCTTCAAGCTTTTGCCGTGCTCTGCGCTTGTTTCCGGCCTCAACGGTTCCAATCCACAACATCCAAGCCCTGACTAATCCATCTTGTCCCACCGGATAGCCGAAAGATCTTTCTTGGTATTCCTGGGGAGCTATTGCGTCTGGATGCTGCTTAATTGCAAGGCATATCCTGCGGCATTGCTCTTCTATGCTTTTCATCTTCCTACAAACTCCGTTGGCCCCGTGTGGTTTTTGTCGAATAAATACCAAGCACAATTATCCTTCCCAGTATGTTCGGAATCCTCAAACCATTTCACCCGGCCCACTGCTACCATTTTAACGCAGTGTTTCATATAAGCCGCGGATTGTTTGGTAAAAGCCCAGTCGGAATCGAACAATAGCCAAGTTGGTTTTTGTCCTGCGAGATTATCAATTATCTTGTGGAGGATTTCACCATTCTTTTTTGATCTGTCCCATGGTGGGTTGGTTATGAATATCATATCATCCGGGCAATCACAGTATTTGTGGGTGGTTGCGTCCGCAATTTTATTTGAAAATCCTTTATGTTCATAAAGGTCGTAATGGGCAGACATATAACAATCGGTTGTAAGCTGTGTCAGAGCTTTAGGAATTGCGCCGGTTCCACAACATGGATCGATATAAACAAAATAAAGCGGCAAGTGGCCCAGTAACGGCCAGATTGCCTCAATTGGCGTAACATAAAAATCCTTTGATTTCCTGTCGAAGTCTGATCTTTTACCCATTCTCTTTTTCCTTTATTGCGAGTAACCGCTTGTCACTTCAAATTCGTCCAAAACAGCGACCGGTACCCGTGTATCCGGGCGGTTTGGCAACGGGCCATGATTATTGTGATCCCATTGATTGCTTTTTTTCCAGTATCTCACACGGTTTCTCCATTTGATTAATTCACCATCCTGGTTCTCTTCAGATCGAGCCTTTGAGAATTTTTCGTTAATAGGCTTAGCATAATATTTCAATGTTGCTGGGACTGGCTTACCAATTGCTTGGCATCGGTTCACAGTCTCTCGAATAACTGGCTCGATGTGATCTTCAAAAATCATTCCCTGCGTCTCCCATTTCTCAGCGAATTCTTCACACTGCTCTGTAATTTTTTGGTTGGGATTTCTCATGAGATTGATTTCAGCAGTCTTAAGGCATTTTTCAAGAAAAACATTCTCGCGCGTTATTAATTGGTTATATTGGTTATATTGGTTTGTTTTGTCCCGCCTCTGTCCCGCCTCTGTCCCGCCTCTGTCCCGCCTCTGTCCTTGTTGCTGTCCCACATCTGTCCCACTTTCCCTATTAACGTCCTGATATTTGCAGTAATTACAGATAGTTATGACGTTTTGTCCTGTCCCGTTTTCGAGTTCGACCCTGTCCGCATCAACCATTATTGCAAGAAATCGCGAAACCCTGTTTTTATCCCACCTCCAAGCTTGCGCAAGGTACCGAAGGCTCGCCGTTAACTGACCTCTTTTCAACTTCATAATTTTCCCCGCGACCCTAAAAGGCCGGTCTTTCCAAGCGGCTTTTTCTATCATATAAAGGAATGCTTCCCGCTCAGTATAAGGCTCATCTTCAAAAACATCGTCGTCCATCCAACCCCGGATCATAATATAAAAATCTTTGCTCATCTTACCCCCTCACTGCTGATGTTTTTTTATAAAATTTCACATTTGCAGTGCCAGTCGGCCCCGCTCGTTGCTTGGCAATGATAATTTCAAGATCATCTTCAATCTCCTGGCATCGCTCGAACCACTCGTCAAATTTTGTAGACTCCTTAGGTTCTTTTTTCTTTAAATATTCATGCTCGCGATAAACAAAAAGTATCATGTTTGCATCCTGCTCAATGGATCCGCTATCCCTGAGGTCTGACATAATAGGTTTTTTGTCATCCCGATGCTCAAGATTTCTGGATAATTGAGACAAAACCAAAAAAGGAATATTAAATTCTTTGGCTAGATTTTTTAGGGTCCGGGTAATCTCGGTTATCTCACCCACCCTATTGCCCCGGTAACGATCACCGGCATTCATGAGCCCGAGGTAATCAACAACGACCAGGTCCAGGGTCTTTCCCTTCGTCTCAAGCAGCCGCCGCAATTTAAGGCATTCAAGTCTAATTGAGGTGGTTGAGGCATTGCTTTTGTCAGTGATATAAATTGGCAATCGCGCAGCTTTTTCTCCAACTGCTTTGAACCGCTCGAATTGATGCTGATCGAAATTTCCTACCCGTGCATCAAAATAAGCTAAAGGACTGGTTTCATTATGGGCCATATCCGAAATCAACCGCTGTCCGAGTTCGTGCCGTTGCATTTCTAGGCTGAAAAATGCACCATAATGACCATCTTTTGCGGCACCCTTTAAAATGTTCATAGCAAGGGCAGTTTTCCCCATAGCCGGACGACCCGCAAGGATAATTAATTCTCCAGGGAATAGCCCGCCGGTCAATCGGTCAAGCGACTTTAGCCCGGTGGTTACCCCGGCAATCTCACCATCTTTAAGTAACATCGAGGCTTGAACCTGCTCTATAGCACTCTCAACAGAGCTTGAAACGTGTGCTAGCCCGTTAGAGGCTTCGCTTGTGTGGTTTATGGTATGAAGGGACTGTTCAAGGCTTTCTACTATGCTGGCGGCGTCCCCCGTCGATGTATTCACGGCCTCGTTAATCGCTGACCAACACAATTCCATAATCTTGCGGCGACACGACATATCAACAACGATTTTGCCATATTCTTTGGTGTTAATCAGGGTGGGTGGATATCCGGCAAGTTTGGCAAGATATGCTGTCCCGCCTAACTCGAAAACATCAACGCCTTCGAGCTTGTTACAAAGCGTTACGGGATTAACAAGCTGCCCAGCGTCAATATGCTTTTGAAATAATCCATATAATTTTTGATGGGAGGCATCGAAAAAGTCTTCTGGTTTAAGAAATTCCGCCACATGGAAATATGTGTCATTATTGCAGAGTATTGCGCCCAAAACAGACATTTCTGCCCCGAGGTTTGTGGGTATTTCTCTTTCGTGATCACTCATCGTATTCACCCATAAATCGTACCCATGATCTACGGGCTTCCAATCCATCCTCTAAAGACAGAGTAACCTGAGCGATTTTTGATTTTTCAACATAATCAGCCCAAAGCTCTTCTAGGATTTTTTCTGTGGGTACTGTGGTGATTTTATCCATGGCCATTGTCTCCTGTGGCTAGTCTCAAAAATGATTATAGGGGCAGCCGTTGAGACTACGGGGTTCGGCTTCGATGGCCTAGCCCCTATAATTTGGATCATATCCGATTAATCGTGAATATCAAGCAATTTTAAAATCAGGTTTTTTTATTAACTGATTGTGTTAACAGGAGCCAGTGCGCGCAACAGCCCGTATAATCTCTCACCGGTCCGTCTAATTCAGAAACAATTTTTTCGCCTTGCCCATAAACTTTCAAAGCGTCACTCATTATTTCACTCAAATGAATTATATTATGAGTAGTCGGAATTTGAATTATCATTTTTCCCCCCTAATTTCTAATTTGTATCCGTATCCATATTGCCGACTTATATTAACCCCCTCAGGAAGCCGCGTTCTTATCTTGTGCACCAGCGCGCTTAAAATGCTGTTCTGATAATCTGGCCACTCATCTGGGTGTTGATCATCATACATGAAATCAATTAGGTCGTCTCTGCTCACAAAGCGGCCCCTATGGATATTTAATAGGAATAAGACGTAATGAATAATAGGAGATGGAAGACCTCCATTGTCTATCTGACATAATTGATATGTCTTACCGTCATATACAAACTGGTGATTTTGGAAATTATACCAACTCATTTTGAAATCAGTCATGTGATTAATCCTTTTCGTGGATATTGCTGACCACCTCAGCAAACCGCCAAAGCCTAGGTTCAAGGGTTTCACTGTGCGTAAACCGGGCTACGAAAAATGCTCCTGGTCGGTTGAAAAATACTCTGTAAATGTCATCCTCAAAACTTAATTTGTCCCCTTTATAAATCTCTTTGCCGTTTTTGTCCTCCAGGCCGGTAAATTGCTCCATCGGCCATTTATCAAAATAATGCCTCACCGGCGATACCCATGTGTTATCGACCCAACCAAAGTAATGAAATGGCATGCCTCGTATACCAACATATTGCCTAAATTTTATCGGTCCCATCTTCTAAACTCCTTCAAATAAATCCAGCGTATCAGGACAATGATATTTCTCATCATCAATTATTTCGGCAAAATTGATGCATCTGGGACCTTTCTTATCAGTTATCCACTCCTCGGGATATTTTGGATCATCAAAATCATAGGCCATAGTGTCACCCATAATCGGACAAAACTTTTCCGCTTCAAAATCATCATGAATGCAGTTATTACACCATTTTGACTGGAAGATTTCTCCTTCTGTGCCGTTCGATGGTCTATATTTTTCAGGCATATCAAACTCCATTCAATCTATCGTTAGAGCCATACGGGGTGGCCTCCAAGAAAATTTGGTGACGGATTAATGGCTCCGCCTGGCCAACACCATCTATTCGGCATAACCCCATGATGCAAGGGCCTACAAAGCCAAGAGCCAAAGCTCTTGAATATGCCTTATTATCCAGGGCTTTCACCTGATGCCAAGGGCCATTCTATCCTTGTCTGGCGAGGTTTCTACATGGGCTTGATCGCGTCAATTATTTTTCCCGCTCATGTTCTGGTCGTGAGGGGTGATCGCTAATCACCTATTGCTCTATCGTAATCGTTAGGGGCAGTGCTATGGCCCTTCGTCCATCCTGTCACGCTTGTGCTGCCTCACGGGCGTTTGTTGTTAATCTCCTCTTTTCTACACTAACGTTGTTGACATGTCAATACACTAATGCTATAAACTTCTCATAAACTGATGATTTCAAAATACACATAATAAGGAATTGAAACGTGAATGCAGGTACAAAAGTAGGTTATGCAAGGACTTCAAGGGAAGATCAATGCCTTGATTTACAGCTTAACGCATTAAAAAAAGAAGGGGTTGAAGGCGAGCATGTCTTTCACGAACAATTGTCTGCCTCGGCTAAAAAGAGGCCTCAATACGAACTGGCATTAAAGCGGTGTCGTAGCGGCGATATTCTGGTTGTGTGGAAGCTGGACCGGTTGGGCCGATCATTAAAACACCTTATTAAAGTTGTCGCGGATTTGGAAGGAAGGGGCGTTCAGGTGGTCAGTATTACTGAAAGAATTGACACCACCACCCCTATGGGAAAACTTTTCTTTCACTTAATGGCCTCGATAGCCCAATTTGAGGCAGACCTGATCAGTGAGCGCACGAAAGCCGGTCAAGCGGCAGGAAGGGAACGGGGGACCTATAAAACTCGCCCTGTGACCTTTACAGAGGCGCAGTGGGAAACAATGGTTACTGCCTTTGAAGATGATAGCCGCCTTGGCATATCGGCAGTCGCACACAAGGCAGGGCTTAAATATGCAACAGTTTCCCGATACTGGGAAGAAATCAAGGGTGCTATGGCCTTTCATGACCGGTTCCCATACGAGAAGGATAGAAAGAAATGACTTTAGATTTAAACAAACCAGTACAGACCCGAGATGGGCGTAAGGCGCGCATTTTATGCCCTGATCGTGTGCCGCCTACATGTGAGAAAGCCACCCCTATAGTTGCTCTAGTTGAATGGGACGGCGGCGAAACTGTCTACACTTACTTTGAAGACGGTGCTTTCTCACAAGGTGTGTTGTGTGAATTGGACCTCATCAACGTCCAAGAAAAGGTTAAACTAATGAGCAATGTCATTAAACTAAAACATAATCCGCGTAACTGCCCTTCAGACGAAGCAAAATCTATTCGCCGTATGGGATGCGGCTGTGATGGGGCTTATGATGATGGATGCCCACACTGCACGGAGGGTCACCCTAATGTTTATTGTGATGAGTGTGATTGGTACATACTTGAAAGGAAAACTCGAAAATGAGCGATTACAGCAAGAAACAATCCTTTAAAGAATGTAAAATAGCCGAAGAAAAAATGGATATTTTAATTGTTAAGCGTCAAAAAGCCTGGGAGATTGAGCAAGAGGCCCAACAGAAATATTCGTTTGCTTGTGACAATCGAAAACAGATCAAAGAAGATATAACTAGATTAGAGGGTGTTATCGAATTCTGGATGCGAAAAAACGATGACGCGGTGCAAAATGAAAAATAAACAAACGAGCGTATGGAAAATATATTGGAATGATTTGCGGTTATTATTATCTGACATTCGGGCGACATATATTGTATTTCGCGCATTACGTCAATGTCATATGAGGTCGTTTTCATATCGCTCGAATTTTTGGAAAGAACTTCAGCCGACAACAGAAATCACCTCACATCGAATGGGTTGGCCAGACGGAATTAGATATCTGACTATGAAAGATTTCAAAAGAGCAAAGGATTTACACAGATGAGCGAGATACCAGATAAGGTTTTCACCCAATTTGCTATTATGGCCCTTATCGGCTTGATCACAGTTTGCGGCCTAACTGTATGGGGTGGATATGAATTGGTGATTTTTGTAATGGAGCATTGGAAATGAGCGATTGCAGTAAATGTAAACACCTAGGCCCGTTTACGGGTTATGCCGACTCCTGTTTATGGGTGGAAAACACATTTCCTCCGCCTGTTCTTCGCGCTTGGTGTTTGCCTTTACGAGTAGTGATTGAAATTGAGCCGGCTAATTGTCCGGCATTTGAAGAAAAGGAAAAACTATGACGAGCGATAAGTCCAAGCTAACAAAGCCGTCCATGACATCATCTTTTGCTCAAGAACGCATCATCCCCTTGCTAAATGCACTTGCGTTGTTGAGGAGAAGAGAGCAAGAGAAATTGAAAAACTCTAAGTCCGAGGAGATAAATGATGGGTGGTGCTTACGGACCATTTCCGCTGATACCTAATCATGCGACAGTCAAATCAGAAGATTTGTATTGCTTGTTTATTCCGGCAATGAACGATGTTGAGGTTTTTGAAAAGCCTGGGAAGCCATTGAAATTCCATCAACGGATCAATCTTAATCATAAACGAAAGATACGAAGATGAGCGGGTTTAAATTATTTTCACTATGGTTACTGTGTTGGACGACGTATCCATTCTATAAAATTGGCATCAGATATTTTTATGGTATCGCCACGGGTTGGTACGCAAGAGAGATGTTGGATGGTTATAGGCGCGGCTATCGCACAGATTTAACATTACCGCATGAACAATCAATTAAGGATATTTCTAAATGAACGCGTACAGACTTCATGATAGCGGATTAATTCGAACTTGGAGATTAAACAAATGAGCGACTGGACACATCAAGCCCCTAAAGAAGTTGGTTTCTATTGGTGTAAGTTTGAAGAGAGAATACGAATGGTTAAAGTCTGGAAACAGAGTACGGGCACAGAACTTTACACAAATGAAGACGGCGGAGCATCCCTTGATGATAATATATACTCGGGTGTTCTGTGGAATGGGCCAATCAATCCACCGGAACAAAACTAATGAGCGATATGAAACCAGAAGAATATCACGACCATTGGGAAGAAGATTTAAAGGCTGCACGGGGCATCTTTGGCTGGCCGCTGCTCATTGGCTGCATATTGAGCTTCTCGATAGTCTGCGGGGCCTCATGGTTGCTTGACGGCCTCTTTTAACCGGAATAAATAGGGCTCTGGCCAATCTTTCTTTATTTTCAGAATATCAGCAACATAATCCATAATTGCAAAGGCCTCTGCTTCATCATGTGTCTTGGGGTCGAGGCCTACACCACGAGCGATATTCATAGCCCTGCGCTTGGCCTCAAGGGTGCTTAATTGTCCATGACCCAATACATGCTTCCGCCACTGGGAAATGATAGCCTCTGAACAGGTAATCCCCATCTGACCACATAAAAGCTCAATCGTATTGGAGAGCCCGAAAACTTTCCGGAGTTTCTCTGTGCTGTCAGTCCTTATGGATATTGGCTTTTCAAAGCAAACATGAGTGACCTCATTTTCCTCAATGATCTTCTTCATCCTTTTATAATGGATGGAAAGAGCCTTGGCGTAATTATGGCTATACCAGGTTGATAAATCGCTGCTGGAAATGACGGGCCGATTGCCGGGGACCCAAAGACAGATCCCCGACATGGTAGCCAAATCCAGGGTAAGAAATGATTGTTTCATTCTTCGGCTTTGCCTTCTTCATCAAAGAAGCTCAACTGTTTACCCTGGGATAGAGCATTGAAACAAAGCTGAAGACTATCGGTCTTTTCCTTCTGTTCATCCTCGTCCTCAATCTGGGCCAGACGCCGGGCGGCATTGAAATCAGCCTGGACAATCGCGGTCTTTTTCTTGAATTCGCGCCGGAGAGCTTTTTTCTTGCTGTTCAGGGCTTCCATTTCCCGTTCGATGGGGGTTAGGTCCTCATCCAGCTTTCGGATCAGGTCCACTTTCTCCTCGTCTGTGATGCTGCCACTGTTGTGGCCCTCTTTTGCTGTATCCTGTAAATTATCAGCCATAGTATTTATTCCTTTTTCTGTTGGATTAATTCATCGGTTTTCAGTTTAAGCAATTCTAATATTTCAGGCTTCATGGCCAAAGTTTTACCGTTAAATCCCTTTGAAATTGCCGCTTGGGTGATGCCAGAATGCCGCGAAAGGTCGGCAAATGATAACTGACATTTGATAAGCTTCTGTTTCAACTTAATTAATGTCTTTTGTGTTTTAGTCATAACTTTCTTTCCTAAGATATTCTCTAGCCTGGCCAATGTAGTTAAGAACTTTATTCAAGTCAAGTTAAGTTTGTTGTTGACCTAAGTTAAGTTTGTTGCTACAAATGAAATCAAGAGAACGGGAAATTCTCTCAATCAAAAGGATAAGATTATGATCAAGCAAGAAGTAAGTTTCACATTCAGCCACATCGGCGCAACCTGGGAAGTTGAAGCAAACTTTTCCAGGTTTTCCGAAACCCCATCAGCAGACGGCGACAATGAATGGCAAATCGATGATATTGAAGTCGTTGGCGATGACGGCATGGACTGGCACGGTGAGATGAAAGAGGTCTTTGTTCGGAAATTTGCCAGCACAGATATGGTAACACTGGCCTCTCTGATCGAGGATGAGGCGCGGGAGAAATTGGAATGAGAATATTCTGGGGCATTACGTCCATCATAGTCATGCTTGGCATAGTCGCCATCGTGACCGCCCATTTCTTTGTTAAATATGTGGCGCCCCCTAAGCCAGTCAATCAGGCTGTTATTGAATGGAAAAGCGAATGACCGTGAGCAGCAAAGAATATAAAGCCGCACAGAAAGCGAAAAACCATGCAATATCTAAGGTGGTGGAACGTATAGCGGGTAAGCACACAGAAGGGCCGTGGCGCACCCATGTTAAAAAGCCGCGCAAGGTGATGACTAAACACGGAACAGTTATTGCTACCTGTCCTTTAAAAGCAAAAGGAAATCCCAATACTCTTGAGCAAGAGCCTGCTGAAGCCAATGCCAAATTGATAGCCGCCGCGCCCGACATGCTGGAAGCTCTTGAATTGGCCTTAGAATGGAATTTTAAAGGTGATTACAGCGATGGCATTCCAGAAAAATATTGGGCCCCGGAATTTAAGGAATTTCACAACAAATTGAAGGCTGTCATTGCCAAGGCGAAGGGGTTGGGCGAATGAATAAAATAACCACAACAGGCTGTTATCCGGATATGTCACATCAGGATTATATTGACGATCCAGTTGAGGGCGGAAGCCTTAATTCAAGCGGGATTAAAACCCTGCTACTGGATTGCCCCAAAAGATACTGGCTTCAAAGCCCGTTAAATCCTGATCGTGATCCGGAGGAACATAAAAAGCATTACAGCATGGGGTCGCTTATCCATGACATTCTGTTATTAGGCGGTTCACAAATCCACAAACGCTATCATATTCTTTCACCTGAATTTAAAGATTTCAGAACCAAAGCAGCAAAGGAAGAGCGAGATGAGGCCATAGGGCGCGGATTGATGGTTATCAAGCAAGACGATCTTGATCAGGCGCATAATGTCGCAAAGATTGCCTTATCTCATCCCAAGATAGGTGATATTTTCAAGGAAGGTGAGTCAGAGCAAACCCTTGTCTGGCAAGATAAAGAAACAGGCGTGTGGTGCCGATGCCGCTTTGATCGATTTAATCATGAACATCTTTATGGTGCCGATTATAAAACATCCCGCAATGCCAATCCAAGGGAGTTTTCAAGGGCCGTGGGTGACTATGGATATTATATTCAGGCTGCTATGTACATGGAGGGATATAAGGCCGTGTTTGGGAAATCCCTTGAGAAATTCTGGTTTATTGTTCAGGAAATTGACCAGCCCGAAATGATAGCCCCCATTGAATTGGATAATGTTGCTCTTGAGTGGGGCAAAATCCTTTTTGACGCTGCCAAGCGTAAATATGCCGAGTGCAAGGATGTCAATCGCTGGCCCGGATATGACGAACAAACCCACAAAATAGGCTTGCCCGGGTGGCATGAGGCCAAATTGGAAACTCTCAAAGACGAAACAAATAATTTTGAATAGGAAAAGATGATGGTGAATTTCAAGAAAGTAAACCGCAAAAATACCCCAATACTGATCAGCTTATCAGGTCGGTCCGGAAGCGGAAAAACATTTTCTGCCCTGAGGTTGGCGCGTGGTCTTGTTGGGCCAGAGGGTAAAATATTTGTTGGCGATACCGAACGCGGTAGGGCCTCTTTGTATGCCGATTTATTTGATTTTCAAGGGGTGGAAATGGAGCCGCCCTATACTTCCCAATCCCATATTGATCTCATTGAGGCAGCTGAGAAGCAAGGCGCAGATGTATTGATAATTGATACCATGTCGCACGAATGGTCAGGCATAGGGGGCTGTTGCGAAGTCGCAGAGACAATCCTTCAGAAAAACCCTAAAGCAAGCCTTGTGGCATGGGCCAAGGCCAAGGGGCCGCATAAACGACTTGTCAATCGCATGACACAATCCTCTATCCACATTATTGTTTGCCTCCGGGCCGAGCATAAATGCGTTTCATATTATGAGAATAATAAACTCGTTATCACCGAAACAGATGATTTGGTTCCAGAGCAAGAGAAGCGGTTTGTTTATGAGATGACAATATCTGCTGTCATTGATGAGAAAACGCACAAGGCAACATTCGTAAAATTACCCGAGCCTGTCAAAACCTCCGTTAAAAATGGTCAAATGATTGATGAAAAGACTGGTGAAGCTTTGCGGAATTGGGTGGTAGGCGGCATTCAAGCTGAAGATGATTATCCCGAACTATACAAACGCGCTCAGGGGCAGGCAAGCCAAGGAATGGCCGTATATCAAGATTTCTTTATGTCTCTGAATAAAGATGATAAAGCCCGTCTGATTGAGAAAAATGATCATGATGGGTTTAAGACGATAGCCACGGGAATTGATGCCCAGAAAGAGGAAACCAGCGATTTCCCAGGGGATGATAATTATAAAAAACCAGAATAGGCGGGAAGTTCCTTCTCCTTCCTGCCTCGGTGGGCCGTGTCTCCCCCAAGCATGGCCCACCATCCATAATTTAACACCAACAATTTGAAGGAAAAACAATGACAAAAGAAATGCATATTATTGAACAAGTGGTGAAATTTCTTTGTGAAAAATCACAAGCACCGAATGATGAATTTGATATCCTGGCAATGAAGCTTGGCAACTATGGTGATCAGCACGTAAATGGTGATTTTTCATTAGAGCTTAAAGGCTCAGAGGCTGTTTATGGATTGCTGAGCTGGCTGACATGCCGTGATAAGGCCGTGACATTATCGGCAAAGCACGATGCCGCCGTTGCCGCCGAACTGGCAAAAGAATTTTGTGAAGCGAATGAATTGCCTAAGCCGCGCCATGGATGGGAAGTCAATCTGACACATCCAAAAACTTAACAAATAGCGCGGTGCTTATCCTCCGTGCCGGGGAAGCGGATTTCCCCCTATGATTACCGCTTCCCCGCCCCTTTAATTTAACAGGAGAAATGAAATGTTTGGATTATTTAATAATAAAGAATTGACTATCACCAAAAAACGCAGAGATGAGCTTGAAATCGAGTGTGACGATTTGAGATCAGAACGTCGGAACCTCAAGGAGAAGGTTGAAGATCTCAAACTCAAGCGCAAGATCGAAGACGAAGATATCAAGCACATGATCAAAATGAAGGAAGAACGTCTTGATCTTGAGCATAAAAAACGGCTTCAGGATGTTGAACTTGAAAAGCAGAAGGCGATTGGTGAAGTCAAAGACGAATACCGCGACAAAACCGAGGCCCAACTTGAAAAGCAATTGTCAAACATGAAAGACATGTATTCGGATTTCTTGGCACGGCTTCCCAATATTTCTGCCAAGGTGAAAATCAATGGCTGATGAATTTAATCCTTTTGGTTCAGGATTAGGTTTGCTCGGGCATTCTGGTCTTGGCAGTCAGCAGGCCCGGCAACCTCCCCCTCTATCGCCTATGGAGGCCCAATTGATGAATGCCCATCGGTCACGACTGGCCGCTCAACAACAATCGGCTAACTTATACTCGATGCCGGGGGATATGAGAATACGCATACCTTCCCCGGAATATCCAAAAACATTCCAAGAAGAACTTCAAAAAGACACCGACGAATGGTTGAGCGGTGTCCTCGATTTAACAGGAGAATGAAATGAAAAGTGATGAAATGGTACAGGGTACCGTCCCGATTTATGACTTCGACGGATTAACGTTGAAAGAAATTGCTGAAAAATTTAAGTCCGATGGTGTGCCAGAAGATGCTGTGTTGGAATTATCTTGTGGTGAGGAGTGTTATTCTGAATTTAAATTTATGCGCAAGGAAACCAAAAAAGATATTAAGGAACGCACTTATACCAAGGAGATTCTGGAAAACCGTGACCGGGCAGAGTACGAACGCCTGAAGGAAAAATTCGATGAGAATTAGCAAAATGATGAGGGTCCACAGGGCCAATAGCGACAAAGACCAAAAGGCCATTGCTGCTGATATCGGCATCCCGGCCAAGACCCTTTCGCGGTTGGAAAGTGGGAAGGGTATTGACCAACTGGCTGCGATTAAGGTTATGGCCTGGTTGTTTGGTGAGGAGAGTGATGATGTCTGATTTAAAAGAAATTGTTTTGTATATAACACTTATTTTTGCAATCGTGCTTTTTACGTTTTTGGGCTATCTGACCGGCAGAGACAATGCCTCACAGTTCTATTGTGCAAAAAACGATCCGAGCCTGAAAGACTACCAATCTTGCTTGCGGGAATTTATAGATGACTGAATGGCAACCAATCGAAACAGCACCTAGGGATGAGTCAGTGTTGGCATACTCCCCTTGTGAAGACATGGGTATTATAAGTTGGAATTTCGAAAATGATGAATGGCGATACCAGATTGATCTTGATGACGCAAGAGAGGACAGCGGTAACGGATACACAGATTACGCTGTAATGGAGCATGTCACCCACTGGATGCCATTACCAGAACCACCAAAGGAATAGACAATGACGGTCATTAAATTACCAGAAATCCATCAATATGAAGAATGCAAAGATTGCGGATGTGGATCGTGGCATATTTGCTGGCCAAAAAATAACAAAGCAGACACATATATAAGATGCACAAACTGTGAGAAAGAATTCAATGTAGAAGCAATGTTTTCCAGGAAAGAAAAGGAATAGAGGATGTCGGATAAAAAAGTGGGCGTCCTCGTTGAGGGCCTTGATATCATTCTCATTGCCCCTCACCCGCGCAAGAACATCCTGCTCACCAAAAAACAAGCCCAAAGCTTGCGGGATGACCTAGACATGGCCATTGAGAATGTGATCAATCGGGAGCTTCAGGGGTCATGAACCGCCTCGCAAGCCTTAAAAGAATGGGCATATTGACCGATCGGCAAGCATCATCTTATCGGTTTCTTTTATGGGGAATGGCCAATTTGGGAAAACAAACAATCCGTTTACGTGATTTTGGTGCCAGGGTGAATTACCTTGATTGGGTAGATCGCATGATTGCGGCAAAGCTGCAAATTGGACCCGTATTGGATATTATTTGTGATGGTTTATCGCTGCGTGCCGTTGATCGTAAATGGCAGCATCGTAAGGGGTGGGCCAGGAAACATTTATTGGCGGCACTTGATCTTTATAAGGAAGAGAAATGTTTGATTTAAAGCGCCCGTGTACGAATTGTCCTTTCAGAAAAGGGAAAGGCGAGTTGTTCTCTTTGCCAGAGCCCCGGCTTGATGAGATTTTTTCAGCTACCGCCTTTCAGTGTCACAAAACTCATGGTAACAGGCCGCAACAATGCGCAGGTGTTATGGCAATTTTAGCTAAAGAGGGCAGGCCAAACCAGATCATGCAAGTCGCAAAGCGTATAGACAACTTACATTTCGACGATATAGATCCTGAAAATGAAGCACATATGTCAATAAAGCAGGCCAAAAATGCTCACAGTGGTAAATTTAATCAATAAAGAAATAAACAAAAAAAACCCCGAGGAAGAAGGGGCATTTAGTCTGGGGAGGAAAATGTTTAACACCAAGTGATATAGGATATTAAAATCATTTTGTCAATCCTCAGGTTTTAACTTCTCCTCAATCTCAGCAAGCTTTGCCTTCAAAAGTTCAGTTTCAAGGTGGGTTTTTTTTCTCTCAGCCTTCCCATTGTGCCACTGATTATAAATCATCACGGAAGACAAAATAATACCAATAGTGGTGGCCGTATAGCCCAATACTTCAGGGATCCACGCCATCGCACTGCTTACCCCAGAAACGACAGTCCCCGCACTTGTGAGTGACGCTATCACCTTGCTTTCGACAAAGTTCAATATATTTTCTCTGACGTTCATGTTCGGCCTTTGTATTGAGGTAAATATTTATCCCGACAATTAGGAAGAAGGCGAAAGTCAATATTCCTCCAATCAGTTCTGAAACCATCATCTTTCCTCTTGGTGCGTTGCATCAAAGCGTAAACAGCCCAACAATGAAGCCCTATATACGCAATATTGTATATTACCGGGGGAAAATAGAAAAACCAAAGAACCCAACCCATTGCATTTATCATGATCGACGCCAGGCAAATTCTATGAATATCCAAAACAAGTCTTGTCACCGGCGCCGCGAAAGAGGTGAGAATAATAATCCCCACATAAAACAGAGAAGCGGAGCCATGATACACTAGGCCGGCAGATGCGGAAAAAAATGTTTCATGCAGGATCAGGGCCCCGGCAAACACCCCGCCCGTGTAAATCCGACTTTGGCTTGGTTGCAAAAAGAGGGCCCCGACCATAAGGATTTCCAGAATGAGGGTGTAACTGATCATGTTTTTTTGGTCTTCTTTTTGGGTCTTTGCTTGCCGCGGCCCACGGCCAGTTTAACTGACTTTTTGGTATTCCTTTTCGTTCGTTCTTTTTTGGTATGACTTGGCATGATATTTTCTCCTTTAAATTTTATGTCTGGCGGTTCCTTGGGCTTTGTCATAAGAGCGCAGGGTTCCCATGCCGAGCAGCCCAAATAATAACGTCATAAGTTCTGACATATCAAGGCTCGGTAATTCAATCTCAGGATACCATATAGCAGCCGCCCAGGCTCCCAATGGTAAAATGAGGTAATTCATAGCCAAAGCCGCAACACACACCCACCCGACTGCCGGGCGCCACCCTGCGACGAAAATAGACGGATGGGCGGCTTCCTGCTTATTGATTTCCATTTGAGCCAGATCAGAATTCACCAATGACATGGCGATATCATGTTTCATTTCGGCGGCTTTATTCTTATCCGGAATAAGTTTGTCAATAGGGCCTTTGATAAGGTCAATGATTGTTCCGATAATTGGTATAGCCATTATATTCTCACCCTGTTCTTGAACCATCCATAAATGAAAGTTTCGTCCTTTTCTCTACGTTCGGACAACGTAATATAAAAAGCCCCCTGCAATGAATTGAGGGCTTTCAATAACACATTCTCATTTCTCACATTCAAATATAATCGGAGAGCTTCAACAGTTTTTGACCCAACAATCCCATCGGCTTCAAGGTCTGGATAAAGGGTGCCCCTATTGTTGAAGACATTTAGGGCCCTTTGAAGGAATTTCCCGGCCCGGGCAACCCCCATATTTACTCCGGTATCAACAATTTCATCAACAATGCTCGAGGAAAGATTTTCAATCTCATCCCCTTTTAAAGACTTCCAATATCGATCCGCATAAATATCAAAGGCTGCTTTCCTGGGTAGGTCCTTAATATCGCCGGTATAGCCCCAGGCAACGGCAACGGCTCCGGTTATGCCATATTTGGTCTTACCTCCACTGTCATCCGGATTATCGACGTAGCCGCCCTCTATATGGATGATATGATCTATGATTTTATTTTTAATGCTCATGATCAAATCCTAATCATCACAAGAATATTTATAATTGAAAGCACAAATGGCATAAGGAAATCCGGTAATTCAAATTTACCTAATTTCCATGTTGAACGATCATTAACCCGAAAACCTCTTATTTCAGCTTCTTTTTCTTCCCGTCCCAAATACCAACCAGATATTAGAATAGAAAAATAAATACCAAAAAGCGGATGAATAAAAAAACCAACCCACGAAACAAGCAACAAAACCATTCCGTGATGCATACCATATTTGGTCTTTAGCCATTTCATAATTTTATTAAACATTATATACTTCTAACATTATCAAGGAAGGCTAGAACATCTGTTGGGATTTCATCTCCCTTCTGAATAGTTTCGGTAGTGGGTAAAGAGCGAGCAATTTCAACGCCATTCTCTAAAATAATATCGCATCTTCTGACCGCCATATCACCTTGCTCATTCATGCTAATTTTTGTAATTTTATTAATTTTATCCATTTCATTATCCTTTACAGAGTTGTTCTATATGAAAATGTAATATACATGTCGCTATTACCGCTTGTTAAAGCGCTGACCAACAAATTCCCTATATTACCTCCCGACGAAATATTAAGTATTGTGATTACTGTAGTATTACTGTCTACCCATCCAGAGATGTAACCTAAAAATGTGGTATTGCCTATAACGATAGAAACAATTTCTCTGTGACTTGCATCTAATATTGCTGTGAAGGGTAGCCCCTGAACCTGTAGACCATTTCCTGCGGTCATTCCTGTAGTGTCTATATTTTGTGCATCCATAGCAATTTGAACAATATCGTCTATTTTGGTATAATATCCAACACTTGACGCTACCGTTGCCGTATTTCCCCCACTAACCGCGTCTGAGATTGTGACTGTCCAAAGACCTCTTTCAAAATCATCTATTAAATTCTCAGGTCCAGCTCCGCCTAATCTTATGCCCCCAATAAAATCAGTTTCTGTGGTTCCGGTAGGAACTTTCCAAATCGTTTGTCCGTTTTTATTAATACAAGTGTGATCACTTAATGATCCGCTGCCTGTCGTGTGCAATCCATCGAGCGCAGTAGCATTTAATCTACCTCGGCCCGCTCCAGGCGCAATAAATGCACCCGTACCAATATCAAGATTGCCCCCCTCAACTGTTAAATCATTAAATTCAGCATCATCCGCCTTATTTAAACTCTGATCAAACGGGTTATCAACAACAGGCCTTTGAACCTCAAACCAATCAGTACCAACCCGCAAAAAAAGTGCCGGTAGAAAGGCATCCAAGATAAAATCTTCATTATTTTTTGTTGTAATATTTCCGGTGCCGTCTTTGATGGTTACCACGCGGGCCGCATTTGCAAGTCTCAAGAATAGCATTGTGCCGTTAGCGACACCGGCCACAGTGATCGTATCAAGATCATCTGTTGCCGCATCCGCTTCAGTGTCAATGGCATGATGTGAAGTTTCTGCTGCTACCGAACCGCTTGATATTGTCAATTCAGTGGCAGCGAAAGAAAGATTACCAAGGACGTTCAAGTCAACAAAAGCTACCGGCGTTCCCCAAAATAATGGTGAGGTGAGGGGATCATTGTTTAAATTGTTGGCTTGAAGAGATCGGAAAATCAGACCATCGCTTGCTTTGGCAATATCGTCAATACCATAAGTAACATTGACATTGAAAGTCCTGATAAATTCCAGTCTCTCCCAAAAGGTAGGCGATACCAAGGGATCATTGCCCGTATTGTTATTTTGTAATGATCGGTAATATTCTCCGTCTGAGGCTTCAACCAATGCGCCAATTTCATATTCAGTCAGAGTATTAAAAATATCAAAAGCGGCACCACTGCCAAATTGGCCAACGCCATCAAGATCAAACCTTTGTTGCTGACCCGTGCCAGGGTCGAAGGTTAAGACTGCCCTAGCCGTGCCCGCATAAAACACATTCGGCAAAGTGCCATCTGCATTTAAAAGAACAGGATTGGCATTCTTGTTTTTTTCATTGACATCGGAAAAAGTGTCTTTCCGGATGAGGGTTCCATTCTCATAGAAATTCATTTCCCCTTTGAGCAAAGGGTTCCCGGCAGTATCCAAAAATTGAGGACGTGGATTAATAAATCTATTGGTCATTTTCTTCACCTCTTGCCAAAATTCCAGCACCCATAACACTTGCCAAAGCTGGAAATTCACGCGTTACATATTCAATTGATTTTCTTTGTTGTGGCCTTACGTCCAATGCCCCCCTTGCTTGGGCGGATAATGAGCCAACCTCAACAGCCTTGGAGACTTGAGAAATCAAAGGAAGGGTACGGAAACCACTCAATATACCAAGAACGGCATTGACTGCTGGCGCGCTACCTTTGGGCTTTGTGGTGCCTGGTGTAACGGTTTCTCTTGCGCTTTTTTCAAGATTACGGAGATTTTTCAACATGCCGGGATTATTGCTGAAAATAATATCAAGCTTACCCTGACCGGCATCAATTCGTTTTAACTGATTTACGAATGCGGTTGCGCTAAATAATTGCTGGCCCCCGCTTCTATTTGAAGTCGCAGAAATCGCCTTGTCGAGGGCTTCCATTACTGTAGCGGCTTGAAGGTCACCAAGAGCCTTACGGCCAATCTTACCCCCCTTAGAAAGTGACCTGACAAGTCTTTGAGTGGCTTCTATGCTAACAGAAGGTGCCGCAACCGATTTAAAAACCTGGGAAGCCTCCACATTTGGGATATTCCCACCCCTTTTAAATGATATTAATCTATCGGTTGTTCCTTTTGGATCAAACTCGATTTTCAATTCTCTGACCTTTGAGCGGGCCTGCCTCAGAATATCAAGGGTATTTCCCTGAATATTTGGGCTTTCTTGAATGGCTTTGAATGCTGTATCAAGCTCTTTATCAAGAATATCAGTAATCGGATTAATCAAAACTGATGTTGCGCCGGTCTGATCTGCACGGCCAAGAGCATTCAATCCCTGTCGGAAATCTTCGAAATTACTAAAGCTCAAAGGAGAAATTTCATTGCCCTGTGTTCCCAAGAATTTTTCAATTCGATTAGGGTCTTGATCTAATCCAAATTCAACAAGTAAATCTTGAACTCCTTGGGCCTGGCTTCCTTTGATCCGATTAATCCGATTGAATGTTTTCCGGTCAGGAATGGCATTCACAATATTATCTGAAAGAATAGGAACAGAAAGCAATTCGGGATCGGCTTCGGCGGCAAGTCTATAAAGATCATTCTTTTCTCTGACAAGCAACTTCCGTCTTTGAGTTAAGGCATCTTTTATGCTGTTGCCAACATCAGCGGGTAATCCGAGATCATCAATGATATCCTGAGCGTTTCTTTCAAAAGCTGCGCTGGTGGCCCGGCGTCTTTCGCGGAGCGGGGCTGCAATGATATCGCCAGTTTCATCAATGCGGCCGAGTAATGTTTCTTCACGACCAAGTAAAATGTCATCTTGGGTAATGACGCCTTTTGTTGTTGGAATGCCTTGTGCTCTAAATCTTGCGGCCCTCTCTGCCTGCTCAGGAATGGCACCTCGCTGAATTTCTCGCAGGACTTGATCCTGGACATCTTCAGGCGCAATCCCCGCATCGTCAAGAACCTTTTGCAGTTCTTCAGTGGGGTTTAAGTCGGCATCAACAAGTTGTCCTTTTGGAGCCCTGCCCGTTACCCTTCGAAATATCGAATTAACAATGCGACCAATAACAGGAGACACAATCTCCAAAGAAAACCCCAATCCCGCGCTGATGGCTCCTGCTTCTTGTATATCTTCAACTGTTTGTCCTCTTCCTCGTGAAACGGTTAAGCCTTCAATACCTGCTAGACCACCAGTGGCCAAAGCTCTTGGAAATAATGAGCCAATCCTTGCCACCACGCCGGCCGGGACAACAAATGGGGCCACTTCTCCGAATAATTCACCAC